GCAATTAAAAAGCACGGCAAGAACTTCAAAGGCTTTTACAATATTGTAGAAGATGCTAGAATAGAAAAGAAAATTCAGAGAGTATATCCTGGCTTAAAAACATCTTTCGTTAAATCATATAAGAAAATGTTAGCTGATGGTTTCTTCGGTAAGAGTGAAGATGAAATAAATAATTTCAAGCTAATTGACAGAATCAATGTTTACTTCAAGTGTGGTATGTCTACACCTGTTGATTTTGCCAAAGATGAAAAGAAATGGTTAGATATCATTTCTAAAATAGAAACTCAAGAAGAGGCTGAGAAAGTCGCTCTTGAGTTATTCAAGTTAGCACAAGAAGAGTTAGAGCAAGAGCAACAGGCTCAAAAAGAATTAGAAGAGGAGATGGAAGATGGATCCGATGACAACGATTTCGATTTTGATGATGGTGACATGGGTGATGACGATTATAGTGACGCTGAAGATGGAGACGATAGTTTTGAAGAGTCAGATGAAGAAGGTGAAACTGAAAGTGTCAGCCAGTCAGTAAGTGAGTCTGAAGAAGACTCAGATAAAAAAGAAGAAGTAACTGTTCAAGCTATCTCTGATGATATCTCTGCTGGTTCTAGTACTTCTCTAGATCCTAATGCACCTATCGCAATTACTGAACAAGCTTTAGAAAACAATATTCAAAAAGAATATAGTCAAGAAACTGATCAAAACATTGTCAATATGTACTTAAACTTAAATGCTAAGTATCATGAAGATATTATTTGGGACTACAAAAAAGTTTTGAGTTTTGCAAGAAGTGATACTATTTCTGCCGGTACTAAAATGTACAAAGACTTTCAAAGAAACAATAAAAAGACAATCAACTATCTTGTCAAAGAATTTGAAATGAAGAAAAAAGCGGCCGAGTATAAAAGAGCAACAGTTTCTAAAACTGGTGTTATCGATACACTCAAGATGAATAATCACAGATTTTCTGATGACATATTCAAGAAAATGACAGTAGTGCCTGATGGTAAAAATCATGGTTTAGTAATGTTCATTGACTGGAGTGGTTCAATGGCTAGTCAATTAAGTAACACTGTTGATCAGTTAATTAACTTGGTTAGCTTTTGCCGACAAGTTCAAATACCATTTCAAGTTTATGCTTTTAGTGATAATGACAAAGGTATGTCAACTTCCGATAGAGAGCGGCCAGATATTAGTCAGTTCAAAGTTGGTGAAACACTTCATGGTGATAGCTACCACTTACTACAATTCTTTGATGATAAAATGACTAGAAGAGAATTTCAAGAAATGTGTGCATTAACACTTGCAGTAGGTAAGTTCTGGGAGAACAGATATCGATTTGATAATAGATATGGTACTTATAGTGTTGACTACAAACTATGGTTGTCAGGCACACCTTTGAATGATGCAATCATTTCTGCCCACCACTTAGTAGCAAAGTTCAAGAAAATCAAAAGACTTGATATTGTCAATACAGTTTTTCTTACTGATGGCGAGGGGTTCTACTGCCACTACAAGAATGATAAGCATGTTAAAACTTATCTTGGTTATGGTATCGATAAACTGATTATTCAAAACCCTGCGAATAAAAAGCAGTATAGAATTACTAATGAAAGAAGTAGAGGTTATAGTATGTCTGGTAATGCGATTACTAAAGCCCTTATCAAATCATTAAGAGAGCATACAAATAGTAATGTTATTGGGTTTCATATTTTACCAAATAGAAAGCCTAGTGCAATGCAAGCTTTACCAAAATCATTAGACTATACTCAGAAAGAGAGAGTATTTGCCGAAATGAAAGCACACAAGTTTGCAACTATTACAACTAATGGTTATACTAAGCAATTCACAATACTTGGTAATGATTTACAAACTTCAAATGGTGCGATTGATGTTAGTAGCACCGCAACTACTGCCCAAATCAGAAATGCTTTCAAGAAAGCAAACAAGGGTAAAAAAGAAAGTAGAGTTATGCTTTCAAAATTTATTGATTTAGTAGCTTGACAATTCTGCCAGTCCTGCTATTATAATAGTGTAAGTGATTCGAATTTTAAATTGAGAGGTTATATTATGTTAAATTCAAAACAACAAGCTTTTGTCGATGCCGCTCTCGACAAGTTTGGTACCGATAAAGTCACATCGGCCCAAATCAAAGAAATTCAAGCTATGGGTTTTCCAAAGCCGAACTTTCTTATTTACGGCAAGAACTCTGATGGTTCTTGGACACATAGAATTGGTAGGGGTTTGTACCAGCTACCAGTTTCTGAACAAGAAACTGCAACTTCAGTTGCTAAAACTGAAGTCGCTGAAGACACTACGGCTCAGGCCGCTTTGATGCCTGCTCCTAAAAAATCTTTAACTATGGATCACAATGGTTTCACCGAGAACTTGATACCTGCCGTTGATCCTCTTTTTGTTGCTTTTGGTAACTTCACCAAAATCAAAAAGATTATTTCTTCTAGAATGTTTTATCCTGTTTACGTTACTGGGTTATCTGGTAATGGTAAAACATTTGGTATTGAGCAAGCTTGTGCCCAAGCCAAGAGAGAAGTTATTCGAATTAACTTCACTGTTGAAACTGATGAAGATGACTTGATTGGTGGTTTCCGACTTGTCGATGGTGACACCAAGTTCTTCAAAGGCCCTATCATCAATGCGATGGAGAAAGGCGCCGTTGCTTTGCTTGACGAATTAGACTTAGCTAACCCAGCCAAAGTAATGTGCTTACAATCAATACTTGAAGGCAAAGGGTACTTCATTAAAAAGACTGGCGAGTTTATCAAACCCAAAGCTGGTTTCACAGTAGTTGCTACTGCTAACACTAAAGGTAAAGGCTCTGACGATGGCCGATTTATCGGTACTAACGTGATGAATGAAGCTTTCTTAGAAAGATTTCCTATCACTGTTGAGCAAGAGTATCCTTCACCATCTATCGAAAAAAATATTCTCGGTAAAGTTTTCACCGACTTAAATATTGTTGACGATGGTTTTGTTGGCAAGCTTGTTGATTGGGCTGATATTATCAGAAAAACTTTCGTTGATGGTGGTGTTGACGAAATTATCTCAACAAGAAGGCTAGTTCACATAGCAAAAGCTTTCTCAATATTCGATGACAAAATGACAGCCATCGATATGTGCATCAATCGATTTGACGAGGACACCAAGTTGTCATTCAAAGACTTGTACACCAAAATTGATATAGATGTTTCTTCTGAAACTGAAATACCTAACACTGCCGTTGAGAATGAAGAAGAAATACCATTCTGATAAAAAAACATATAACCTCGAAAGCCTGTCTTGACAAAGATGGGCTTTTTGGTATATACTCATATCAATATATTATGAAAAGGAATATAATTTGGAAATACAAGTAGAATTAGAAGAATTACAAAAGAAAAAAATATTTGTAGCCACTCCTATGTATGGTGGTATGTGTAATGGTATGTACACTAAATCATCTTGTGACTTAGCAAAGATTTGTCAAGCATACAATATGGACATAAAAATGTTTTATCTTTTTAATGAGTCGTTAATCACAAGAGCAAGAAACTATTGTGTTGATGAATTTTTACGTAGTGATTATACTCACATGATGTTTATCGATTCAGATATTGGATTTGATCCTAATGATGTATTATCGTTAGCTATTCTTGCGAATGAAGGTGAAAGAGATATTATTTGTGGGCCGTATCCTAAAAAAACAATAGCTTGGGAAAAAATCAAAACAGCAGTTGAGAAAGGTTTTGCAGATGGTAATCCTAATCTCTTAGAAAACTATGGTGGTGATTTTGTTTTCAATCCTGCACATGGTGTAGAAGAGATGAGATTAGATGAGCCTATAGAAGTGTTGGAAGGCGGCACTGGTTTTATGATGATAACCAGAGAAGCTTTTAAAATGTTTGATGTCACATATCCAGATTTGAGATATTATCCAGATCATGTTCGAACTAAACACTTTGATGGTAGTAGAGATATTGGTATGTACTTTCAATCACTAATTGATCCAGAGTCGAAAAGATATCTGTCAGAAGATTATATGTTTTGTCAGTATATGAAAAAAGCTGGTGTCCCAACTTGGTATTGTCCATGGATAAAACTAACTCATACTGGCAGTTATGTCTTTCAAGGTAGTTTATTAGACTTAGCACAACTCGGAGTATCTGCTACCGCTGATCCTGATGAAATAGCTAAAACAAAAAAGAAAGATATACCAGAAGGTAAACCTATACAACTAAACTTAGGAGAAGTTAAGTGAGTGAAAAAATAAACTTTAAGTTTCAAGAAGACAAAATTCTTAAAGAACTATATGATTATGTTTCTTCTACTTATAGAGGACATTATTCTACTAATCAATTTCAGAGTACGGAGTTTATTATTGATTGTGGCCATGGCGAGGGTTTCATGCTCGGTAATATAATCAAGTATGCTCAGAGATATGGTAAGAAGAATGGTAGAAATAGAGCAGACTTGCTAAAAGTGGCTCACTATGCTATTATGGCATTACATATAAATTCAAATCAATCAGGAGATAATGATGATGCAGATAAGTGACGATACAATTGAAGTACTAAGAAACTTTGGTACGATAAACCCATCTCTGTCTTTCAAAGCAGGTAATACTGTTCGAACAGTTTCTGAGCAGAAAAATATTCTTGCTCAAGCAGTGATTGGTGAAACTCTTCCTGTAAACTTTGCAATCTATGAACTCAATCAGTTTCTAGGTTTAGCAAGTTTATATGATAAGCCAGATTTTGC